ACTTCGAACGACACGCCGTTCGCGCACGCGTCCGACACGCTGGGAAGCTCCCAGCCGATCGTGTCACCAGCACCCGGCGACCCGACCTTCGTGAACAGCTGCCCGCCGACGAGCAGCGACGCCACCTGGATGTCGAGTTCGCACAGCGCGACACCGAGGTTCGCTCGCTTGATGTGGTCGCAGCCCTTGAACGACTGGCACACCGCACCACAGCCGTTCTTCTTCTCGAGGTCGTCGCCTTCGGACAGCTCGATGCCGACGTCTACCGTGATGACAGAGTGCGTGACGTAACCGTTCTCTGGGCCCGCCAGCGGCACTCCGTTCGGCCCCAGGAGCGCCACACGGAGGGCGCAGACCTGGAGGGAGCCGTAGCAACTCGGGTCGCTCATGGTGGTTGTTCCCTTCCGTGGTTGATGGGTTGGTTAGCTGGGTCTAGATGGTTAGCTGCCGGTTGGTTCGCAGCACGGCGAACAGAGGTCGATTTCTGCTGCGGCGTGAGCGCATCCGTCCCAGAACGCCGCGACGGTTCGTTCGGCGCGCATCGTGACGGTGTTCGTGGCACGGTCAAGGGCCTCGCCGATGGTGTCCGGTGTTAACACGATCTCGTCTTCGAGGACATGAACGAGCCCTGTAGCGTACGCCCACTGCCGGTCACCGGACAACGGGGCGGGGGTGCCGCCAGGCCCGGAGCCGTCGTAGCCGGTGCCGGGAACGACGATGTTGTCCATGACGTCAAGAAGGACTGTGCCTTCGCGGCGGATCACCCCTGCGGACAACCAGAGCGTCGCTGTCCGCACGGTGCAATGGATCATCCCTCGACCAGGGATCGTGTCCGCCAGGTACTGCTGGAGCGCTGCGAGCCCGTAGACGAGCGGGAACACGCCGAGATCGACAGCCGACGCAGCGTCAGCGAGATACGCGTTAGGGAGGTTCGCGGCGATCGCAGCGGTCCCCGACCACAGTTCCGCTTCCATCTTGCGCGACTGCTGAGCGATCAGCGCCCGACGCGCCCGCGCCTGATAGTCCGCGACCGTGTAGCCGAGCGCCGAGCAGGTGTCGTGCGTCACGATCGTCACAGGCCGATACCGCACCAGTCCCGGGCGGACGCTTTCCGCTTGTTTCGGGTCTGGGGGTGAGCCGCCTTCCCCTTCTGGGCACGACCACCAGATCGGGTCGTCGTCTAGGCACGCCTCGGGGGCGAACTCGATGCCGTTCACCCATCGCGGGTCGACGCCTGTCGGACGGACAGCAGATGAGAGGAGGCCGAGACGAGGCGGCGTCGCTTGCGGCGCGTCGACGGGGACGTGAGCGTTCGTCGCGCCTGCCACTAGCCTGCCTCCTTCTCGGCCTCTCTCATGCCTCTACCCCGTGTCAGCTACCGCACGACACGGCGCCGTCGACGCCGGCGGCGTAGCTGCCGTCAGCGACGACGTTCTGCGTCACCCACAGCGCCTCGGGGCCCCGCCGTGCCACGATACCCTCGAACGTCTCCGCGAACGTCTCGAAGTCGTTCGTGCTGTTCAGGGTGGAGTCGCGGATGACGCCAAGGTCGAGCGTGCCGCCGTCGAGGAAACCGAAGTGGCCTTCCGCGAACAGCGCCCACTGGATCTGGCACGGCCAGGCTGCGAGCGTGCCGCCGTTCGTCTGCCTCGGCAGCAGCTGCGACGTCCCGGTCGACGGCGAGTCGACGTAGAACGTCGGGGTGACACCGGCGTCGGACAGCATCTGGATGATCTCGGATCGGGCGGTCACCAGGTCGGTGCGTCCCTCCCCGGAGCGGATCAAGTCCGCTTGCATGAGGTCGATGATCCACGCGGGTCCGAGCCAACGCAGCCGGACGTCGCCGGTCCGTTCAGATGACCGCCGGGCGGCGGCAGCGCGGATGACCGACTCGAGGATGTCGCGTGCGGCCCCGAACGTCTGCCCGTCCGTCACCTGAGTCGTGCCGGCGTCGTTCTTGATGGCGTCGAGAAGCAACGTCTCCGCGAGCCTGGCGTGGGCGGCCTGAGCGAGCCCGCTCCACTGCGCGACGTTCTCCGGGAAAGCACGCTGACCGAGGTTCCCGAACCGCAGCCGCTTCGTCACGGCGTAGGCGCGGAACTCAGCGAACTCGGGGCAGTCGATCACCTGGACCGGCTTGGTCGCCTCGTTGATGTCCTCGGTGTTCGTGTGCTGCCCGACAGCTGCGTCAGCGCCGGTCGTGTCGATCGACGACAGAGTCGGCGACACAGGGAGACGCACCCCGCCACGATCAGCCCCGAAGTCGGGGAGCGCGTCACGGACCGGCCGCGACGCCTGCGCTTCCAGCACGAGCGAGTAGTCGACAGCCGAGGGGGCGCACCAGCCTCCTGACGCGACCACTGCGTCGGTCCACGCGTCCGGGTTGTTGGCTGCGGCCACTACGGCGTCGAACCGATCGGCGCTCAGCCGCGGGTCGAGGCCGAGGCGGCGGTGCTCCGGGTAGTCGCCGACCACGGACAGGAGCACTCGCTTACCTGCGTTGCTGCCCAGCTCGTGGAACCGGCTCGCCATGTGCTCGTAGCCTTCGCGGATCGTTGACACCGGACGGCCGGTGTCGGTGGAGAGATGCAGGTTCGACGGACGGTGGCTGTCGGCGGGCTTGGTCCTCCGAGGTCGGGTCCGGATCATGCCGCTGCGGGCGACGATCTCCGAGATGGACGGCGTAGCAGCAGCGACGACAGCTTCGGGCTGCTCCTGCTCCTGCTCCTCGGTCTTCTCGTCGGACTCGTCAGCGTTCTCAGGCTGCTGCCCCGCAGCCTGCACCGGCTCCTCGTCGGGCTCGCTGACATTCTCAGCTTCCTCACCGTCGCTTGACTCGGGTTCGGCGTCGTCGTCGCCGTGGACGGATCGGGCAAGCTCAGCGATCTCGTCGTTGCGTTGCTGCGCCTCAGCGATGCGGACAGCGGCCAACGCACGCAGGTTCTCGACGGCCTGAGCGATCGCACGCAGCACTTCGACGTCGTCGGCGGCGTAATGCTCGCTCTCCCCGGCGCGGATCGCGTCGAAGTGGCGCAGCAGCTCGGCCTCCAGCTCGCCGACTCGCTCATCGGTGAGATCGGAGGCGTCCTCGGCCTCCTGTAGCAGTTCCTGGATGGGGTCCACAGCGGGCTCCTTGGTCGGTCTGGACGAAAGGGTGAGACCCCTGAGGGGTCGGGTCCTGTCGAGCAGTCAGACCGCCCCGGCTGTGCCGGCGTGCGGACCATCCCCCGCGCCTATGGCTGCGGGTCGCTCCGATGTCGCAAACACGGTAACAGGTGTGTGAGTGGCCCGTCAATCATCGTCCGATGCGGAGGCGGACGATCCGTTCCCGGAGAGCGGCCGCGTCGACGACCGTGGATTCGCCGCCGGCGGTCACCCGCAGATCTGCGTAAGCTGCTGCGAGCGATTCGAGGTTGTCGGAGACCCATCGCCATGCGCGAGCCTCCCGCGGGAACTGACCCAGATGCTCCCACGACCCGTCGGGGTGGGCGCGGCCGTGAACGTCGGCGTGTGGTGGGACCACCCGGAGATGCTGCCTAGCTGCCATACCCAACAAGTATAGCCGCGGCTAGGCGGCTGGGTTGGGGTTCAGCGGCCGAGACGGGAGCTGAGCTGATCCCTCGCGGCGGCGTCGAGACCCATCACGGCAAGGATCGCCTCGACGTTCGCCAGACGGCGTTCGAGGCCGGCCTGTGCGGCTGACGCTGCGCCGTTCGGCTTGCCGGCGCATCCGCAGGCCGCTGACGCCGCTGACGCCGCACCAGCGGCCACTAGAGCGGTCTGCTCCCCTGACGCGACGAGAGTCCTCACCCTCGGGACCGGGAACCCTGGCGTGTTGACAGCGAGCACACGCACCAGCTCTAGCGAACCGCCGATTCGCCGCCAGTCCCCTGACGCCGATGCAGCCATGAGTACACGCAGCTGAGCGGGAGTCACGTCGGGCGACCGGGCTCCAGCAATCCAGATGCCGTGGTCGTCCTCACCGGCGGCGACCTGAGCTACCTGCGTCCCCGTCGAGTCGTAATGCTCCACGACCTGTGACGGAGACATGTCGAGGGGTGCGTGGCCGGTGCCCATCGTCAGCGACCCGACCGGCACCCGGCTGCCGTCGGAGCACCGCACCTCCCCGGTCCGGAAGTACGCGTACCCGCTCTGCGAGCGGGGAGGCGACAGGCAGCAGTCGGTTCTAGCGATGTGGCATGTCCCCCACAGAGCGATGTGGCCGTAGACGCGGCCGGTGTCTTCCCACACGAGCGGCGACGGTTCGTCGAAGCCTGGCGACTCGAACCACTCCCGCGGCGGATCATCTGGCTGGGCATCAGCGGCCAGACGCTCAGGCTCTCGAACGACCACAACACCGGAAGCGATGATCGCCTCCGCGTCGGCGTCGCCGGTCGTGATTGTCTGGGCATCCTCGATCGCCTGGAACGGGGTGAACGTCACAGCACCGATCCTGAACCGAACGAACCGGATCAGATAGTCGAGGCAGAACTCGGGGTCGTCGGGGTCCTCGCGGACACACTCGAACTCGACGTGGATGTCGCCGAGTTCAGCTGAGACGCCGCGCAGGAACCCGTTGTCGACTTCGCGTGCCGCCTGCCGCCCCGGGGCTTGAGGGTCGACCAGTCGGCCGTCGGAGTCGAGACCTAGGTCGAACTGCACGAGCCCCACGATGAAGTCGCCGGTGTCGCCGACAGCCGCCGCGAAGCTCTCCGGCAGGTTCGTGTCGTCGAGGGCCCCAGCGAACGCGTCGATGTCAGCGACCCGGCCGATACGGACGATCTGCCCGACCCGCTGATCCGGGTCGTGGTTCACGGTCATAGTGAGTGGCGGTTCCCGCCAAGACCCGCCTCCCGGAGCGAACCAGCGTCCGTCGGACGACTCGACCCCTTCGCGCAGGATCGTCACAACTGCGTGCGCCGGGAGCGTCGCGGACGGGGCGACAAGCGCCGCCGCTAACGCATCCTCTCTCGCGGCTGCGGTCGTGCCGTGCATGGCATCCAGCGTAGACCGCGCGAAGGGGTTCGGTCCACTATCGTGGCTAGTCGTCGTCGACGGCGCGAGTGTCGACGAAGGAGAGCCGAGCGGAAGCGGCGTCGAACAGGTCCGACATGCTGACCGCGATCGAACCGCGCGGCTCGTCGTCTGGCTACTGCTGCTCGCGGAGATCGACGAAGCGGGGAACAGCGTCGCACTGGCAGCCGTCGTGGTCGCCAGGGAACAGGAACTGGGTGTCGGGAAACGCGGCGCTGTTAGCGAGCGCCGGGTCGTCCCACGTGTCGAACTGAACGCCGTCGAGGGACTCGTGCAGCGGGAACGGCGTCTGCCGTGTCGACGCGTCGCCGTAATCCCAGATGTAGCCGGCGATCTCTAGGCCGATCTCACGCGCGAAATCCGCGACGGTCTGGCCGGTAGCGAGCTGCCCGGCGATCCGCTCGTCGGGGCCCCGGAACGCTCCGCCTCGGGTCGGCTCACCACGAGCGCCACCAGCCACCGAAAGGGCTTGCCGCATCACGCCAGCCGGCACCGACATGTCCGGGTCGTGCTCACCGATCGGCGGTGCGGACGGGCGCGGGTCGAACAGGCGACTTGATGCGAGCCCGACGAGCAATGCGAGCAGCAGTTCCGCGCCCCGCTCACGACCCTCTGCTTGCGCTCGCTCCATGCGCTCGACCTGCTCGTCGTCGAGGCCAAGCTCGGCGAGTTCGCTGCGGGTCTGCCGCTGCGCCCTGCCGACCTGAGCCCGGAACCTAGCGACAATCTCGTCGAACTCGCTTTCGATTAGTGTCGCGGGGTCTGCGTCGATCGCGGCGGTGACCGCTGCGGGCCCGATGAGCGACGCGACTTCACGGTTGGGGTGTCCGTCGATGATGTCCCGCCACGGCGAATGCTTCGCCGCGCCTAGCCTTGAACGCAGCCGCGCCCCAGCACGGTCAAGCGCGCGTGTCATCGCCGCGTCTGCCGCGACGAGCAGCCTGGAGCGGAGCTGCCGGTCTCGGTCGGCCCAACGGCGGCCGAGCTGCGCGACCCGGTCCGTGCCGCGTGACACTGCCGCCGCCGCTGTGAGCGCATCCTCAGTCGCGGGTTCGTCGCCGGTTCCGCCCGATTCGCTAGGGGCAGAGCCTCCAGGCGCAGTAGCGGCACTACCGAGGCGTTCCGCGCGTTCCTCCGGTGTTGGTGCTTCCGCTTCCGAGTAGCCGATCCTGCGGCGTCCTGCGGCGTCGCTGATGAGACCCAGCTCCACAGCCCTGAACGCGTTAGCGCTCTCGTCGGGGTCGGCGACGAGATCAGACGCGTCGTAGGCGACGACGATGCGTGCAACCACATCCGGCGGGACGTTCGCTGCGGCGAGCGCCGGCCGCAGGTAGCCGGTCGTGATCGCCTCGACGAACTGGTCGGCGTCGGGCTGCACGTAGTCGCGGAACTGCGAGTCGGTGATCAGCCACGCCGACCAGTGGTTCGCGTCTCCGAGCTGCCCCGTCAGCACCTCTTTGGGGAGGTCGACGCCGTTCGCGATGCGATCAATGAGCGCTCTGATCCGGTTGTCTACTGCGTCGTCGAATGGACGCCCGAACGTGAGGTGTCGGAAGCGGTCGATGTCTTCGGGGTCGGCTGAGATGATGATGGGCGCCGCAGCGGACGCAGACCGCGGATTGCCGATAGGGGTGATGATGTGCTGTAGCAGGTCGTCGAGTGTCACGGACCGCTGCGCCTCGCCGTCCGTTCCGTCCGAGTCTGGGAGCCGCCCCCCATGCACGGTCGCGCCGCGTGGGACAAGCAGCACACCGTTGTTCATCCGCGACATGGCCGCGCCGAGGCTTTCCTGTTGCAGCGTCACGAGATGCTCGCAGTGGTCAAGTACCCCTGCGACCGGTGAGTCCGCCATCGCGGAATAGCGGGCGTGCTGATACCACACGCGGACGACAAGCGAAGTGGCAGGGTCGAGACGCACAGCGTCCTCGACGCTCGCTCCGGGATCAGGCTGGTATTCCCATCGGCCGTCCCCTGACACACGCAGCTCGTCAATCGACGCAAACGCGAATCTGTCCCGTTCCGCCTCAGAAGCAGACGGGTCCTGCCAGCCGACGAGGTAGCCCTCCCCGACCACGAAGCCGTTCTGCCCCCATCGCTCGAGCATCGTGCGGTGGGCGTCGCGTCCGCCGCCAAGCCTGCGGAGAAGCGTGTCGGCGATCTCAGCAATCTCGGGTGCGACAACCGGACGTTCGTCGATCTCCGTTGTCAGCGGAACAGCCTCGTGTTCCCCTGGGAGAATGATCGCGGGGAAAAGCCGCAGCTTGCTGAGCGCTCTGCCTTTGAACCGCGCGGCCTGCTTGATCTCGCTCAGGACGTCGTAGTAGAGCCATGCGTCGTCCTGCCATCCGCCTCGCTGCGACCCTTGCCGCCGTTTCATCAGTGTCGCTTCCCGCTGAGACGCCAGGTCGATGGTCTTGGCGGCTGCGAGAAGCCCGGCGGGCCCTTCGCGGCGGCGCCGTTCACGCAGCCCCTGAAGTCGGCCCTCCATTCGTCCGAGACGGTACGCGCGATCCGGTATCGGTTCCGGGGCCGTCAGGATGGGCGACAGGTCGTCAGTCACCGTCACGACCCAGAATCGTAGCGGAGCGACCCGAGCAGCCCCGCGATAGCGGACAACGCGAGCGTCGCGGCGACCGGACGCCACATGCGCGGCGCGCACGTCCGCGCGCACACAACCCCTGCGGAAACCCACATCCCTGCGCACCAATAGCAGGACAGCAGGTCCGCGGCGAAGTCGCTGGCGCTGCTGCCGCCGATCCGTTCCGCTGTCGTGAGGGTAAGGGAACGGGCCTTGTCGGTGATTGTGTCGTCGACGACCAGGCGGGTGAGCCGGAACGCCGCGAGCCCATCCACGACTAGAGCTGCGAGCTGATCTCTGTCAGTCGTAGAACGCACGCATCGCCTCCACAGCCCGAACAGCTGCGCCTCCGTCAAGCGGACCGTACAGCAGGCTGGCGACCTCGGCTCGTCTCGCCGCCCACACGTCGCCTGCGAGCGCGGCGTCGATCGTGGCGGCCAGCTCACCCGGGTCGTTTACCTGCGGGCCCACGTCAGCGTACTGCCAGAAGCGGAGGCCGTGGTTCACGTCCCGTCGGTATCGCCGCGAGTTGACTACGACGACTGGGATGTCGAGGGCGACGGCTTCCCACATCGCCGACGTGTTGTCCGCGACCAGCAGACGGGCTCGGGCTAACGCCTCTCGGAGTTCTCGGACGGGTTCGATGCCAGCGGCACGGTAATACGCCTCGTAGTGGCTCCACGCTCTCGGATGGCCGTGGCCGAGCATAAGCCAGCGACGCTCAGACGCGAGCGCCGCAACAGCGTCGGCGTACTCGGCGTGCGCTGACCCGGCCTCAGGGACAGACGCAGCGACCGGTGGGTGCCAATGCCAAGCGAACACGACAGCGTCCGATTCGCCACGCGAGTAGGTGTCGAGCTTCGGGCATCCGACTGCTACCGCCATAGCGTCCGGGTACACGGCGGCGTTGCGGTCCGCTACGACCCGGTTCGGGCAGACGAACACGTCGACGCGGTGGCGGTCGCGACCACCGGCGTGATACGGGAGTGAGGCGGCGGTTCCTCCGTCGCCGCCGTAGTGCTGGCCGGCGCCGTGCTCGACGAGCACAGCTCGCCGATGCGGGCCCAACGCAACGAGATCGGAGTACGACGCGACAAGCCACGGGGGTTGCCGGCCATCGACAAGTGACCGGCGGGCGGGGAGCTGCGCACGGTGCAGCATCACCGGGACGCCTCGTCGGCCAAGCCATTCCCACGCGTCCCGAGACGCCGCGACGAACATGCCGCGCTCTGACGGGTCGAGAGCCTGCCAGATCGGTAGCAGATGCTCGGCGTAATGGCGGTGCGACGCGAGCGCGTGGATCAGCACAGCGACCCCAGCCGTTCAGCGAGGTCGGCGAGCTGATCTCGGGACTCCGCTTCGAGCGCGACAGCCCGCGCGTGGGCTCGGGTGGCGGCCTCGCCCCATGCGTCGTCGTCGTTGAGGAGTCGACGCAGGAGCCGTTCCCATTCGTCGATGTCGTCGTGCGCGGCGAAACCCGCGGGGACACCTGTCTCACGGAGCCCTGGTGTGGGTGCTGCGAGCGTCGGGACGCGTGCTGCTGCGGCCTCGACTGCTACGCGCCCCCACGATTCGTAGTGGGACGGCATCAGCACGACCCGCGCCTGGGCGTACAGCGCTGCGACATCCGGAGTGTTCTCGACGACCGACACGTTCGACAGCCCGGGGGGAGGCTCAGTCTGCGCGGCGTAGGCGCCACGCACCCCAACGAACCGGGTCGTCGGGAACCGAGCGGCTAAAGCGTAGAAGGTCCGTGCGCCCTTCGCTGCGGCGAGGTTCAGGAGGAGCACAGCGTCGTGCGGTCCGGGCGCAGGCCGGTAGTCAGCGACCCACACCGGCGGGTGCAGCACCATCGACGGGCCATCCCATTCGACAGTCTCAGCGATCCATCGCGAGTTGAAGCAGACGAGATGCGCCTCCTCTCGGGTTACGCGATGGTACGCGAGCTGACGGTCGTTGTGGACGAGATGCACGAGGGGTCGCCGCTCACGCTGAGCACACGCGATTGCCTGTCTGGTCGCGTCGAGATGCGTGACGATCACGTCAGCGTCACGGTACAGGCTGCGGGCCCGTCGAGGGTCCCGGATCATCGACACCCGCACCCCCTGGAACGTGTCGTGGCGGCGAGGCGGGCGGTTCGTGATCACGCTGACATCAGCGTCGTATTCGGCTCGGAGATGCCGGAGCGTCGAATGCAACGCCCATTCCGCGCCAGCGTTATGAGATGGCGGGTACAGATGGACGTGCGCGAGAACCCTCACCTGTCAAGCCTCCACCTGAGGATCTCCGCTACCCCGACAGCGACGCCTACTATGACGACGCCGACCAGAAGCCCCACGGCTGCGTCCCTCGCCAAGCCAGCGGTCAGCGGTCCGGCTTGCAGAGGACGTGGATCGCGGCGTGGTTCGGGCCGACCGCGTCGAACGAGAACACGCCGGGGTTCGCTTCGGCTCGCTCGACAATCAGACCCGCGGATTCTGCCGCGGCGCAGAGCCCGCCGACCGTCCAGACTGTCACGTCGGTCCAATGTTCCCCCTCCCTCGGCTCGTCGTAGAGCGGGATGTGGAGGAGCATCACCCCGCCAGGTCGCAGCAGCCCCGCCCATTCCCGCACCATCTCCTGCCCGTTCGCGACCGACTGGTGGATCAGGACAGCGACCGCGAACACCACGCTCGCTCGCAGCTTCGGGAGCGGGCCTGCCGGGTCGATCAGCACGCCGTCTACCTCAGGGTAGTTGTCGGCGAGATGGCGCAGCATCGTCGGGGATGTGTCGAGGCCAGTCACCTTCCAGCCGAGGCGTGCTAGCGGGCCGGCGATGCGGCCGTCGCCGACCCCGACCTCGATGACGTCGCGTCGGCGCCCCTTCGGCAGCCACGCCGCTGCGAGGTCCGAGAGATGCGCGGCGAGCGTCTCGCCCGATGCGCGGTACGCGGCGAGGTCCGAGCCGAGCGGATGGATAGCGGCTCGATAGTCGACGCGGCGGGCCGCCTCCTCCCAAGCGTCAGCTACGGCCGTCGCGTGGCGTTCGTCCATAATCTCTCCCCTTTCGGTCTTAGCTGCGGCAGCCGCAGACCCGCTCGGCTTTCGCTACCGCCCCGTCGGGGTCGGCGAGGTAAAGGAGCACTACCCCGCGAGACGGCCGCTCCACGCCGGACAGCTGCGCCTCCCACACGCGTTGGCCTCTACTGTCCAGCGCGTACGCCTCGCTGTCGCTGTAGACGACACGCACCCGCTCGATGCGGGAGCCGTCCGGGAGGTCCAGCGTCGCTCTCGTGATCATCGCAGTCATGACACGCATCGTAGCTGCGGCTAGAGGCCGTAGCCACGACCACTGCGACTACGCCCTGGGATGAGCCCCGCAGCCTGCACCGGCGCACGGGGGACGACAGCCTGGCGGCGCTGCGAGCCGGGTCGAGGCAGGCTCGGCGCGGCAGCCGGGCGAGCCACGACAGTAGCTGGGCCCGCCTCTCGCAGCACTTGGAACGCACCTGCTACCGCGTCCACCTGGTCGTCGTGCGGGCCGTCCGGGAACTCCTCCGCCTCGTCAAGGAACGCCTCGACCCACTGGGCGTCATCAGGGATCGTGACCCGACCCTGCTCCGCAGCGGTCGCCAACAGCTCGGCGCGCACAGTCTTCGGGCCAGTAACCGGGTTGCCTTTCACGGCGGCGATGCCGTCCAGCTCGCGTCCGATCATCATGAGCTGTGCCTTGCCGGCGTTGCCTGGCTCCTTCTCGATCCAGACGACTGGGAGGCCGTCAGCTTTCGCGACAGCCCGGATGCGGGTCTCCCTAGCCCCGGGAGGGAGCCGGAACCGTTCGATGTGCTCGACGCGGTAAAGGCGCCTCTCGGGCTCGAACGCGACGAGAGCGCCTACCGTCCAGTCCGGGTCGGGGTTCGCCTCGCTCTCCTCCCCCGACGCCAGATCCCAGTAGCGGACCCTGCGGACCGCCGCGTCGCGAGGCCATTCGGGTGCGCCCCTGCGGAACCATCCACGTGCGAACAGCACGCCGACCCCTTCGAGAAGCTCGGCGTCCAGTTCCTGGCGGCCAAGCCTCGTCCCCTCATAGCGTGCGACAACGACCGCCCGGAACAGGTCCGACAGGTTCGCGAGGTTGTCGCGGGTTCTGCCGACCGTCTCGATGAGACCGGGGAGGGAACGAATATCGCGGATCAGCCGGACGTTCCTGGGTGTGCCGGTCACCAGTAACCGGTTCCAGGGAGGGAGCCGCAACCCCAGCAGCAGGTTCGAGAACGCGGTGTCGTCGTCCATGCCTCGGTGCGCGTCAGGGAGCGTCGCCGGTTCGTCGATCCACGCGCCGTGATGCTGCGGGCCCCGCAACGCCGACGGAGTGCGACCGGAGAAGCCACGCACCTGATGTCCGCCGTCGAGTGTCAACGTAAGCTCCGAACGGTTGAACGACCTGTCCCACGACCCACCTACGAGCATGGACGGAGGGAGAACCGCGGCTAGACCCGACTCGCCTTCGAGCTGGATGGACAGCACGTCCTCACGGCGAGGAGCCAGAAGCGCCCACCGGACAGGGTCCGACGTCTGCGCCGCCAGCTCACGGATCGACTCTTTCGTCGCCTCCGCGCCTGTGCGTGTCTTACCCCAGCCGCGCCCCGCCCGGATCAGCCACACCAGCCAGTCGTGCCCCTCGGGGAGAAGCTGCTCAGGTCTCGCGACCACAGACCAGTCGCGTGCCATCAGCGCCGCCAGCTCGTCCGGGGTCAGCTCAGCGATCCACGCCGCCCGCTCCTCGTCCGACAGGAGAGCTAGCTCGTCCTCGATCGACAGCCCCGGAGGCCGCCACCCTGAGTCGTCCTCGACGCGTGTCACTCGTCGCTCTGCTCGCTGCCGCTACTCGGCTCGCTGGTGTCGAGCAGACGCCGACGTCGCTCCGCTAGCCGCTCCGCGAGGGCCTCACGCTGCTCCGCGACGCTCAGCTCGATGGGGCCGCCCTCCGGGCCCGTCACCTCGACATGCTGCCTACCCCACCTGTCCGGGTGGCGGCGCTCCAACCTCCAACGGATCGTCGCCGCGTCCGGGATCGTCGTTTCCGTGCGTTCCGTTCGCTCGATCAGCCTGCCGTCGGCGTCGCGCTTCTCGACGACTGTGGTGGCGGTGAGGCCGCCGCGAGCGAGGGATGCGAGGCGGGCGACGTCGTCGACTTCCGCGGCGGCTTGCGCTTGGGCTACTGCGTCGGAGAACTCCATCCAGGCGCGTTCGTTGTCGGTGACATCGACGCTGGTGTTTCCGTCGGCTAGGGCTGCTTCGAGGCGGGCTCGGGCTCGGGCGCCTTCGCGCAGCCAATGGTAGATCGTGTCTTTGTGGACGCCGGCGAACGCAGCTGCGGTTTCGATGTAGTTGCCGGCTCGGATGGCGGAGATGATGCGGTCGCCGACGGTGATGGGGTCGCCGGTGTCGGTGTGGCCGATGACGTCGTGGATTCGGGTGGGGCGAGCCATGCGTGTCCTCTCGCGGATCGAGTGTCGTGGGCTCGGGTTCGTTCAGGCTAGCCGTGGTGAGTGTGTGGCCTAGGCTACCGCACTCGCACTGCGGTAACAGCTCCTAACGTCAGATGGGCCCACACCGGTCGCTTCGATGTGGGCCCATCTGTGATGTGGGTGGGGTGGGGGGTGTGTTGGTTCAGGCGGTGAAGGTCAGGCGGTAGTTGTGCCCTGCGAGAAGCCCGCAGCGGCGTCGATAGCGGCAGCCAGGTCGGCGGCGAGCTGCCGCAGCGTCTCGGCGGAGCCGTGGACGGTCAAGTCACCGCAGCGGACCGAGTAGCGGTCGTCGCCGTGGTGCTGCACCGCGATCGGCGGCACACCATGCGACAGCGCCATCGCGACGCCACTGATGAGCCCGAGACGCGGGTCCATGAGCGAGTCAGTGGTCATGGTCTACTCTCCTTGTGTCGGACGGCCGCGCCCCGGTCCCTGGCATGGAGATGGGGTGCGGCCGTTGGCTGTGGTGGCACGGCGGAGCCGGCCGGTGAGGTCGAGCGGCACCGGCGCCGTCTCGGCCGGTGCGGTGCGGGCGATGACCGCCCAAGCGGCGCAGCCGAGCGTCCAGGTGCCGATAGCGGCGAGGGCGCGGACAGCGAGGTCGGCGTCGGCCTGGATGAGCACGAGCACGGCAGCGGCCGCCGCCAGGATGCGGACTGGGGTCGGCGTCACCACGGCGTCCTCCATGACTCGACCCCGGCGAGCGCTTCGCGCACCTCGTCGGCGAAGTCGGGCGGGTCAAGGCGAGCGAGGTCTGCCTCCCTGGCGGCCTGCTGCATCTGTCGTGCCAGCCGCTCACCCTCGGCGGCGCGCCGCTGCTCCCGGTCCACGACGACGAGCACGACGGCGAGGCCGGCGGCGATCAGCGCGAGCCGCGCGACGACCACGACGACAGTGCCCATCACGCCGCCCCCTCGGAGGGGGTGCCGCCGCCGACCCGGTGGTGGTGAGAGGAGGACACCCAGAGGGTCGGCGGCGGCAGGAGACACCCCCGAGGCCGAGGGGCCAGAGAGGCCGTCGGCCTCGGGGGTGGAGCCGACGCGTCCAGGCGGGAGGGTGGACGCGGTCGGCACGCCGCGATTGGTCTCGGCGCAGCCAAGCTCGATGCACTCGCCACACAGCCAGCCGACGTCGACCTGGGTCTCGCAGCAGTAGCACCGGCCGTCGAGCGACATGTGGTCCGAGATCATTTCGAGCAGGACGGTGCAGCGGGCGTCCTCCAGCTCCTCGACCATCGCGAGGTAGTCGTCAGGGTTCCAGCGTCCCATAGGGTGCCTCCTTGGGTAGGTGGGCGTTCTACCACCCCAAATGATAGCTGTGGCTAGGGGTGGATGCAAGGGTGGGGAAAGGGGGAAGGCGCCCGGTTCGGGAGGCAGCCTCAACCGACCGAACCGGGCGCCTGGGCGTCGCCGCCGGCGGCCTGTGGCAGCAGACGGCGCCGACGGCGAAGAGAGCTGATCGCTAAGCTGTGCAGACCTCGCGCGCGATCTTAGCGGCGCGTGCTTTGAGCGGCTCAGTCAATGGATGTAGCTGCGTCCGGCGAGCAACGAAATACGTGGCGGTCTTGCCTGTGATCGCGGCGGCGTGGCCTAGCGCGACTTGGGCGTAGCCTTGTGCGGGCCCACCGAACACGAACTCGTCGTGTGGGTCGTCGGCCATGATGCGCGGCAGCACACGCAGCTTCGTGCCGCCAGGAATCAGGTCGTCTCGCACTACCAGCAGTTCGCGGCCATCAACGTCGAGATGGTCAACGACTGGTGGCGGGAACCTGTCGACGGTCATCGGAGAGCGTCGAGGAGTTCCGGGGTGCTCCACGCGTCTACCACGAGGTGGATGCGGTCCGTCTCACCCGCGTTGACGCAGGCGTGGGGTTTCCGCGTGTCGAGATACCACCACTTGCCTGCGGCGAAATGCTCGCGTTGCTGTTCGCCGGTGAGCGTCCACGCCGTGAACGTGACGTCGGGGTTCGTGGTGATCGGCCAGTGGAGGCGCAGCAGACATCCGGGGGCGGTGCCTGCGGATCGGTCGGTGATGTCGGCGTGCCTGGTCAGCTCGCCGTCGCCTGCTCGCAGCCTCATGACCCTGACCCGTTCCACTGGGGCTGGCAGGCTCTCCGCGAGCGCGCGGAGGCTCGGGAGCCGATCCGCTGCCGGCGTCCATTCGCAGTCCCATGCGAGCGCGTCGGGATGCTCGTGCTTCCACTTCCGGCTCATCTCCGCAGGCTTCTCAATGAACAGCGGGTCGCCTCCGAAGCTTCGCAAAGCGAACGCCTGCCAGGAATGCCGGGCGTTGTACGACGAGTAGTGGTCCGCGAACTCGACGGCCGCAGCGTCCAGCTCCTCGCGGGCCTGGTTGGGCGTGACAGGCGACGGCAGGCCGGGTGCTGGTCTCAGAGCCCAAGTGTCGGCGTCGGCTATCGGCTGACCGAGATAGCAGCCGCGATGCCAGACGCCGATTAGCTCCGACGACGCCCTGATTTTGGCTGCTGCGAGCCGGAGACCGAGGCTCGTGAGGATGTCCGAGTCGCGAGGATGTTCGATCCAGCCGTGGACGACAACTGGGCGGTGTCTGGCGTCACGGACTAGCGCTGTGACTGCATCCGGACCGCAGAATCGGTCAACGACGAGGGTCCCTGCTGGGGCGACGAGCCGTTCGGCGCCGGTGAAATCCTTGATGGGTAGCGGGCGACCGACGGTGTGGTGGATGGCGTGTGACTGTCCTATCGACAGCAGCTTTCCGTCGGCGCGCGCCGCTGCGACAGCGTTCTCCTTCACGCGGGTGAACGCTCCGAGTACGAGGCCGTCGTCCCACGCCGCGAAGTCGTCTGTGACTGCGCGGAGTTCCGCCAGCGGGAAGCCGCGCTGCCACAGCTTCGTGTCGTCTGCCACATCTGCCTCCTACGGTTCCGTGTCGTCTTCAGCGGAGTCGAACGCTCCCGGTTCGAACGCAGCGTCCGGGGAGAGATGCGGGAACAGCTCCGCCGGATCGGGGAGTTGCAGCTCGCCGAGTTTGTCCGCCGCGCGCTGCGGGTCCCCCTTCACGAACACAAGCACGGTTTGGTGGGCTCGCCCCAGCTTGCGGGCCCCGTTGAAGATGCGTGCGGCTCGCAAAGCGAGCGCACCTATCGGAGTGACGAGAATCGCCTCGTTGTAGTACGCGGCGCCTGCGCGTGCGAACGCGCCGATCGTCTCAGGGACAAACGCCCGGTTGATGCCAGCATTGTCGCGGATCTCGCCGACGACGAAACAGGCGAACGAGTCATCTTCCATGCGATCGACCGACGCTTTGATGATGGCTCGGTACTTCTCCACGAACGCCGGCCACGACATGTTCGACAAATCGCGAGGGTCGTCGGAGTAACGCTCTAGGTCGTAGCACGGCGGGCATGAGAACAGGAAGTGGAACGGCTCAGTTACCCCCCACTTGTCGAGGCTCGGGATGACATCCTCGCTGTCGCCTTCGATCCAGCTCACAGGCGCGTGATCGCCGAGAATCACCACACGCTGTTCTTCGTTGGCTGCGATCTGCTCGGGGCGCAGCTCGACGCCGAGGTAGCCGAGACCTAGCTTGCCAGCGACAATCCCACGTACAGAACCGCCAGCGAACGGGTCGAGGACACGACCGCCCGGTGGGCACCACCAGCGGTACGCGAGTTCACACAGCACCGGGTCGAACACCGACGTCCCCTCGTAGTACGCGTCGGGGCCCTCGTAGTGCTCCTCCACGAACTCTCGGGTCGTCAACGACCTGCCGACACGCCGCTCGGCGAGCCGTTTCTTGTACCAGAACTGTGGGTCGTCGAACGCCGTAGCAGTTGATCGGGTCGGCTGCTGGTATCCGGTGCGTGCCTGCTCGCTCATCCCGAGCAGATTGCGGGGCCGACCTACCTCGCTACGGATGCCGAGAGCGAGCCACTCTCGCTTCCTGGCCTGCCAGTAGCCTTGTCGGGCATCAAGGACCGAGAAAGGCGGGACAAGAAACCGAGCAGCCAAGTTGATTGTCGGTTCCTGCGGCTCGGGTTCTCCGAGCGTCACGACGTCTGTTTCGCTTCCTAGCTGCCCTAGCAGACCGTCCAGGGTCGAGTCGTCGTAGCCGGTGCCATTCAATCCGCCTGGAGTCTGAGCGAGGTCGGAGAGCAGCGAGGCCAGCTCGTCCGCGTACCAGCCGCCAAGCTCAACGAGTCGGTTCGACGCGACTAGATAGGCTTCCGCGTCATCGTCTGAGCGGCTAGCCCAGCCTCGGACGACAGGCACGAACCATCGGCCGTCACGGTCAATGATCCCGTCCGGTGCGCTCTCGCCGGCAGCGAGCTTCTCAAGCAGCTTGGCGCGCCTGCCGTGACCGGCGACCATTCTGCCAGTGCGCTCGTCGAGCATGATCGGCTCGGTAAAGCCGAACCGGTCAAGTGATGCGTTGATCGCGTCGCGGGCGTGATCCTTCGGGTTGCGAGGAGCGGGCTCCAGCTCGTCCAACGCCATGTACTCAATGAACCTTTCCGGCACCCCTAGCCTCCTGTCTCGGGCTTTCGTATGTGTTTCACGTGAAACGTCAGCTAGCCGCGCGCCGATGCAGGCCTTTGACCCGCTGCGCTTTCCGGTCGATCGCGTCCGACAGGTCGCCTCGTGTCATACCCGGCTCTACCGTCACACGCCACCGTTTGGCTGCCGCGATCTGCTTCGCCGTGGGCGGCAACGCCCGCCACTTGGCGTCGGCTCGTGCCAGCACACCACCGGCTCGACGCACATAGTCCTCGGCGACCCCTTGCGCGGTTTCCATCGGCACGCCGTTGATGAGCACCCGTTTCGAACCGTCGGGGTGCAGCAGCCCCGCGACCCACCCGCCGGAGCGGGACTCTGCGAGGATGACCGTCGGCTGTCCGTCTCCGAGATTCCGCGAGAACCGTTTCGGTTCGCCTTCAGCGTGCAACGCAACCCACGCTATCCCCTCGGCACGGATCGCTTGGAACAGCTGCACTTCTTCGGCTCTGAGCAGGCCGAGGCGAAGCTGTTCGCGTTCCTCGTCGTCGGCGAGCGCCGCTACCCCGACGGTCCTGTTTCTGCCCGCTTCGGCGCGGTCGCCGGTGAGCCCGAACAGTGTAGGGACGGTCACTAGCGACAGGTCGTCGGAGACACCTACGACGTCGAGGACGAGGCAGTCGGTCTTTTCCGGGTGACGGCGTGTACCTCGGCCGACCATCTGGGCGTAGAGCGCACGCGAACGGGTCGGGCGCGCCACGACGATGCACGACACTGACGGCTCGTCGAACCCTTCGGTGAGCACACCGCAGTTCACTACGACTCGGATGATGCCTCGGGCGAAGTCGTCGAGCAGTTGACGCCGATCGCTGATCGGTGTCTCACCGGACAGCATCACAGCGGAGACGCCTTGCTTTCGGTACTCGTCGGCGATCAGCCCCGCGAGAGCTACCGTCGGGGCGAAGCAGACTGTCGGGCGGTCACTCGCGTGTTCCTGCCACGCCGACACGATCAGCCGAGGCGCACCCGCTGCTTCCAGGAGCCGGCCGGCGTCACCGGCGTCGTAGTCGCCGCGCTTGACCTTCAGGTCCGACGCGGCGAAGTCCGCGAGGCGGACCGCCATGCCTCGGAGGTCGGAAAGGTACCCTGACCTGATCCCCCACAGGATGTCGTACGCAAACGGAATCTCCTCGAACAGATCGTCGAGGCCCTGCCCGTCGCCCCGGTCCGGCGTCGCTGTCACACCGAACAGAATCGGACCGGGGTAGGTCATCGGGCACGGCGACACCTCACCGTTGGCGTCGTGGGGAGTCCCACACCGGCAGCCTTTATCGCCTGCACGCACCGCCGCGATAATCGACCGGTATGAGTCAGCGGCAGCGTGGTGTGCCTCGTCGATGACGACCAGCGAGAACGGGTCGACGGGATACAGCGACTCATTCTCCCAGGAGTTGGCGAGAGCAGCTAGCCGCTTCTCGCGTGCGATCGTCTGGACCGACGCCACGACGACCTTCGCTCGCACGTCGTTCGCGTTGCCCTGAACGATCCCGACGTCTGCTTCGGGCCAGACCTCGCGTACTTTGGCTGCTGCTTGCCGGACCAGTTCGTCTCGGTGGGCGAGGATGAGGGTCCGTCCCCCTATGCGCTCAGCCAGCGCGCAGAAAATCACCGTCTTTCCGAGGCCGGTCGCGGCTACGCCGAGCAGAGACCGAACCCCACGCCGAACCGCTTCGTCTACTCTGGCGAGCGCTTCGTCCTGGTAGGGGCGCAGTGTCAGGCGGGTCATAGCTCACTCATGCCAGCCGATCGACCGGCTCAGTCATGCGGATGGCGCGGCGCATCCCGCGGCGCTGCCGCTCCGACTTGCCACCCCAGACGCCATAGTGGATGCCGTTGTGGACACCGACATCGTCTGCTCCTTGCTCTCTGACTCCACAGCCGCCGCCGTCCGCTTGCGCGGCAATCGACGCCGGTCGAGCGCGCGCACCGCCGGCGACCGATAATCGGCGGCCGTGATCCCCCGCGACCCGTCGCGCGCCCTGTCTGCCAGGTCACAGACCACGCAGTCACAGTCCGGGTCGTGACGCCGGGCCCATCCTCGGGCGGCGTTCGCGGCACGACAGTCGTCGCAGCGGCAGCCGCGGTGATAGCGCGTCAAGGTGCCGTGCACCGCCGTCGGTGGTGGCGGTGTCCAGCCGCACTCGACGCCGGCCTCACGCGCCCAGCGGTGCACAGTGCGACGGGTGACACCCACGGCAGCGGCAGCAGCGGTCGCCCCCTCGCGCCGGTAGATGTCGAGGGCGCGGCGGCGGGTCCGGTCGTCGGCGGCCACCGTCACGACACCTCCTCGATGAGTAATGCCATGCCGTCGGTGCCGCAGTTGCGCAGCGGCGGCAGGAACGTGACGCTGATCAGATGCTCGGCGTCGTCGTCGACGAGCACGCCGGCGTCGACGAGCCCGTCGATCGCCGCCTTTGCTTCCGGCGCGCACGCGGCGACGTCCTGCGGGGACCGCAGGTCGCGGTGCAGCGGCAGCACCGTGATGCGGGCGCGCCGCAAATACGGCACCGCCTCCTCGACGGCGAGGAGATGCCAGCGGCCCCGCGTCTCCTCGACGAGCTTCGCCCAGCGCATGTGGTGCGCCCTCCTGGAGTCGTTGACCGTGAACGGTCGCCTCGAGGACGGCTCCACGATCAGCCACCTGCTGACGGTGCGCTCCGCGAGCGACCGTTGGAGGTGTCTGCTCACCTCCAGCCGCATGTCGCGGCTGACCTCGGTGGTCACGACACACGCACCGGCATGACGAGGAGCGTCAGGCGTTCCGAGTCGATGCGGAGCGGCTTGAGCGCGTCGGTGGTCTGCACGGTGACCCGCTCGTCGTCGATGGCGCGCAGCGCCTGGCGCATCAGCCGCGTGCTGACCGTGATGCCGATCTCGCCGTCGGCGTCGACGGTCGAGTCGACGTCACCGACGTCGGTCTGTGTCGCCGTCACGTCGAGCGTCCCGCTGCCGTCGGCGCTGAGCCGCACGGCAGGGACGCCGTCGCTGCGGTTGAGCACGACGTCGGCGAGGTCGAGCGCGTCGAGCAGAGCGCTGCGCTCGGTCGTGAGCTGATGCGGCATGTCGGACGGGAGCATCCGACCGTAGTCGATCGGATCGGCGGCGATGAGCCGCACCACCCAGCGTGTCCGGTCGACGCCGAGCTCGATGCGGCGATGGTCGGCGTCCACCACGGCCGTAACCGGGCCGTCACCGGCAGCGGCGAGCACCGCCGACAACGCCGGACCCGGCACGATGCAGGCTGGTAGCTCCACCTTGACCTGGCCGACAGCCATCGCGTAGGAGTCGGTGGCGACCGCGGTCCCCGCCTCAGGGTCGAAGGTGACGCCGCACAGGATCGGGCGACTTGGGTCGGTCGAGCAGAAGGGTGCGACGCGACGCAGCACATCCAGAGCGTCGGCGTCGAGCACGACACTGACCTCCTCGTCGCCGAGGTCGAGGCCGGTCGGCCAGTGCTGCGGGTCGACAGTGCGGAGCGTCACGCTGCCGAGCGACCCGGCGACAGTCAGCGTCCCCTCCCCGGCGGTGAGGGTCACCGCACCGTCGCCGAGCCTGTCGACCGCGGCGGCCAGCCGTGACGCCGGCGCCAGCACGACGCCCGGCTCGATGTAATCGATAGCGGCGGTTGATGACTCGATGGTGAGGTCGATGTTGGATGCGGTGACAGCGAGGCTGCTGCGGGTCGTCTCGATCCGCAGGCACCACAGCGCGTCCAGCCCAGACGCCCTCTTGTCGACGGCTGGCATGACGGCGCGCACGAGCGACCGCAGCTCGTCCCGCTCAATGCGGGCCCTCATCGCTCCACCTCGGCGATCAGCTCACGCAGGCGTACCTCGGCGGCGTGACGGGACGGGAATCGCACGACGGTGGAGCCGTCGTCGTCGCAGGTGCACATGTCGACCTCGAGGCCGAGGGCGTCGAGCATGTCGACGAGGCGGGCCGCGGCGGCCGCGCCGGGTTCGGTGTCGCCAAGAAGCGGCATGGCGACCGAGGCAGGGATAGTCATGGTGACTCCTTCGCTGGTGGCGTAGTCATTTCGCCGATGCCGGCGACCTGCTCGGCGAGGATGCGGGCGCGCGCCTCACGCACGGCGACGCGCCGGAAGTGCTCGGTGCGTCGTCGCTCCGCCTCCATCTCGGCGGCGTGTCGGTCGTCGGACCTGGACGCCGCGCATGCCCAGCCGTAGACTGCGCCGACGGCGAACGCCAGCGCCACAGCGGCGGCCTGCCACAGACTCATGGCTCCGCCTCGCTTAAAGCCTTGTTGTAAGCCTTGATCGTTGACGGGTCCGTGAGGCCGCACGCTGATGACAGCCTGGACCAGCTCACCGGCCTGTCGAGGGATCGGGCCTCAACGAGGAGGCGACCCCTGTACTCGCGCAGCGAGGAACAGCGCGCCTCGGCCTCCGTCAGACGTTGCGCGTTCTTCGCTAGCTCGTCGAGGATCGCTAGTTCCTTCTCAGCTTGGTCAGCTGCCATCGGAAACCCCCATGTCGTCGTAGTCGTAGTTGTTGTCTCCGGGTTCGTCGTCGTCGAGAGGGAGACGAACGATGCCCGCCGCGGCTTCCCTCACGGCCAGTGCACGTTCCTTCGCTTCGGCGAGCAGATCGTCGACCATCTCGTCGTCAACGAACGCTGCGGCTTCGGCCCGCACCGAATGGGCTCGGATGCGGGGTCCGAGCAGGTCGCCGCGTACGGCGGCTGGGAACGCTACGTCTGTGACCACACCTTCGATCACAACGCACACCCGGTCGCCGATGCTCAGGTCTGACACGACGCCATCCAATGCTTCGGTGACCACTTTCGCGGTGTTCGTCAGCTTGACGGCCGCACCGATTACTGCGAGGCCCTCGAAGTCCATAGTCATCCCTTTCCGCTCCTAGCCTCAGGCGATGGTAGCCGAGGCGCGGGGCGTTGTCCACGGCTCGTGCTCGGCCTGGCCCTGATGCGTTGCCGGCGTTGCAGGAGCAGCCATTGCACCGCAACGAATGCGTCGAGTGCGTCCGCTATCCGACGGGCGTCGTCTTCGCTGAGCGTCGACCATGACCCTTCGTGGCCGACCAGGAACTCGGCTAGCTCGTGGCGTTCCAGTCGGTCGAGGGTGAGGCGTTCTGCTGCGATGATCGCTCTCGCGCGCTGCCCGTAGGTCATGGCTGTGGCCGCTCCCAGCTCCAGCGCAGGAGCCCGAGGTCGTGTGCCGCGATCGGATGCGCGTGCTTCCACTCGTGATGGGCTCGGCACAAAGTTTGCACGTTCTCTAGGACGAGGTGGCCGCCCGGCCACGCAGACCGTGCGATGATCTCGTCGCCGTCGAGTGGGCCGGCGCACTCAACGCCAGGAACACGACCCTTAGCAACGCATCCTCCGTCGCGAAGACGAGCCGCCGCTACTACCTCGACGCGTAGAGCCCGCTCCGCTCTGCGCTTTGCTGACTGACGCTTCACACGGCTTTGGCGTGCTGGTCCTGGCGTGCGCCGCTGAAGCTGGGCGTTACGTCTGATCGGCTGGCTGCGTTTCACAGAAGCCTCCGGTTCGGGTTGCTGCTGGCGTTCATGACAAGCAGAAGTTCGCCGTCGACGCGTGCGTCGCGGTTCGCTCCCTGACGATTTCTGCGCGTTTCGATGCGGTGCGCGGCACGCAGGCGGCATCCGAGACGCAGGAACTCGGTTAGGTGCCACTCAACGACGGGCTGTTCCACGCCGGAACGGATGTGGTTCGACACGTTGACAAGCAGGAGCGCTCCGGGTCGGAGCACCCGGAGCGCTTCCCGCCACGCCAGCTCGTGGAACACGCGGTACTCGGTGCCCCACTGCATCGCTGCTGCTGACCCGGCCGTCAGTTGGCGACCGAGAGCGTGCCGGTACGTGTGGCGCTTTGACAGGCCGGAGTTGTCGCAGGCGCCGCAGCCGCCGCCGTCACAGCATCGGCACGGGTCTTTGGCGTCGTGGTGGTCGGCCATGCGGTTGCCGTAGCACGGCGACGTGAACAAAGCGTCGAACGTGTCGTCGTCGAACGGGAGAGCAAGCGCTGAACCGACGATCGTTCTACTGTGCGCGGTAGCCCACTCCGGCTCCAGCTCAACACCAACGGTATCGACGCCTGGCAGGTCGGCGAGGAGATGGCAGCGGCCCACACCAGCGAACGGGTCAAGGACCCGTACAGGCGACCTGTCGAGTGTTGCTAGCCACGACGACATTTCGTCTTTCGCCGCGGCGATGATCGGCGCGGAGAACTTCGCCGGGTGCCTAGGCACAATCGCCGCTGTCATCAGAGGAGGTCCTTTCGTTCCGGCATCGGAGGCGGAGAGGGGGAAGCTAGACGCCGCTTAGGCGCCCGCGACCTTCTGATCGCGGCGCATTCTCCGCAGTCGACGAGATGATGGCCGGGCTCGTAGTGGCGGGAAGCCCAGCGTGCGAACGATTCCGGTTGGCATCGCTCGCACGGGTAGACGTGCTCACCTGCCGCTCTTTTCGCTCGCTCATACTCAGCGAGTTTTTCCGCGCGGATAGCGTCCCATTCGGGACCCTGCCCGTCCGGCAGGTCGATTGCCTGCACGAGCCTTTCGGCGTACTCGGGTGGGACGGTGACCCATCCGTTGTCGCACAGGCTGCAACCCACTAGCGTTTCCTCCTCCGGTCTTTCCCTGACAGTCTCAGCACGACCGCGTCGTTGCCGACAAGCCGCGAGAACGAACGGGGCCCGACTGCTTCTTCAAGCGCGGACGCTTCGAGGTTCGTCGTGACGATCGTCGGGCGTTCCTCCAGCCACCGGCGGTTGAGGAGGGCGTAGAGTCGTTCGGCGGTCCAGTCGGTCGGGCGCTCCGAACCGAGATCGTCGATGATGAGCCGATCAATGTCCACGAGGTCCCACAGCGACATTTCCTCGCGCGACTGTGGGCGGAGCGAGTCCAGAAGCTCAACGAGCGGGGAGAACTGGACAGTGAGCCCCGAGTAATGTGCTGGCCGGCACGCTGCGACAGCTGCGTGCGTCTTGCCGGTTCCGACCGGGCCGAGCAGCACGAGATTACGGCCCTGCGGTGATCGCGACCACTCCTCTAGGCATGAGCGGACCTCGCCGTCGGGAAGGTCGTCCAGCGACGCCCTCGCGAACCGGGAAGGGATGATCGTCGACCACGATGCGTCCCTGAGAGCGCCGAGGCCGAAGGCGCGGAACTCGTCGAGTTCCGGGTCCTCGAGGTCAATGGACGGGCGGCGAGGCGGGCGGGTGCTGGCCTTCTCGGCTAGCTGGCCGGTTCTTGCTGCGAGCGCTTCGCCGATCGACTGCGGGGCGTTGTCATCGGTCACAGCACGACCCTCCCTTCTGGCGCGTCTCGATCCTCCGACACCGCAGCTCGCCGCTGCGGGCGTCTCCTCGCTAGCTCGGCCTCGACCCATCGGGTGGAGATCGTCGGGACTGCGACCATTGCGTCGATGATGCGCGCAGGCTGATGCCCGGCAGAAAGGAGCGCGTCGGCAATCTTCGCGACCGCGACGAACGGTTGCGCCGGGGTCGGCTGACCAGCTTCCTTTTTCCGTTCCCATACCGCGGTCGCGATGGCTCGTCCGTCCACGTCCGTCGCGGTCCTTAGGTTCCCTTTGGGTTCTCCTTTGGGTTCTACTTGGGTTACTGCCTCACCATGAGGCACCCCCTGCCTCACTGTGAGGCACCCCCCTGCCTCACCATGAGGCACCCCCTGCCTCACTGTGAGGCACCCCCCTGCCTCACCATGAGGCGGGTTAGGGGTGGCTAGGGGCTTGGTCTTGGGTGCTGGTTGGGGCTTACTGCGTGGCTCCCACGACGGCGTTACGTCGTCTGGCATGACGAGCCTGTACAGATTCGTCGAGCCCGAGCCGTGTGCTACGAGGACTAGGAGGCCGGAGTCGATGAGCGTGTCTATCGCTCGCTGACATGTCGCGCGACTCACCCTGGCTTTGCGCGCTAGCGTCCCCTGAGCCATCCAGAACGTGTAGTCGGCCTGGTCGTTCACTGAGTCGGCGATAGCGAGATGCACGCTGAACGCTGCGCCTCGGAGCGGAGAGAACCGATAGACCCATCCGACTGCTTGTGCGCTCACTCCTCTTCGCCTCCGTCGGGCTCCGGGTCGTGATCAGGGTCGAGGTCGCCAGCAGCTATGCGCGTCAGGATCGCCGTCAGCTGGTCGGTAGTGATCTCAGCGTCCTTGTCGTCGGGAAGCTGCTCGGAGCGCCACAGCGCAGCGAGACGGGGCCGTAGATCCTCCGGGGTGACGGTGGGATAGCGATGCAACGCTGCGTCGCGGACCCTGACCTTCGCGTCACCCACAGGGATTCCGACGGACGTCAACGGCGTCTGCGGGACACCGAACGCCGCGCCAGCACCAAGCACATCGAACACGACATGCTCTAGCGTTCGGTCGAGGGGAAGTGGGAGCCCGCCTGCCGGGATGTCGACGTGGAGAGACCTGGCACC